GTTTTTTTTTTTTTTTTTTCTCCCCTTGGGGAAGGGGAAAAGAGCCTAAAGTAAAGCGAGGAAAAGAACGTATGGGGGTAAGTAAAGGAAGATAAGATAACTCCAATTAAAGAAAACAGAAGCTTGTTGAAAGCTTCTCAACGGCATCAGGTGTCTTATTTAAAGACGCCTGGAAAATGAATGTGAAATTGTTCGGGAAGAGCAGCAGCAAACAAATCTGGTTTCATGTGCTTGTGAGCCATTTGTGCCACGTTTAGGGCCTCCCACTCCTCGGGATCTGACCTCTCAAGCAAAGAGAGGTAATTGACCCACTTCTCTTGAGCAGTTGGGTCACGTGTCAACAAAATTGCGGTCCGGTACCACAGCTCCCGGGCCGAATAGGTTGGCCTGGGCCCGCCGAGCTCGTATCCGCTGAACCCGCCACGCATGCCGTTTAGGTTCTTGAAAATCCACGGCGAGTCCGGGAAAGGCAGTGCGTCAGCCATTCTATCCATTGCAGCGTCGTCGCCGTTAACCGCAATTGTGTCCTCAGGTTGCACTTGAAGCACGATAGAAGAAACGACAGCACGTCGGATGGTGTTCATAGTCCAGGTGTACCTGTCACCGGAAGGCTGAGCAGTTTGAAGGGGACCGTGTTGACTTCTTGTGGAAAGCCTGCGAATGACGTAGTCGTCAACATATTTGGAAGGAAACCCAACCGAGCGGAAAACGTCCTCGTCAAAGTTCAGGACCCCAGCATCACAACCAACATCCCAACGAGTTACGTCAGACGTGTAAACCCCGTTGTCAACGCGCCAGCGAGCTTGGTAAGCCTTCTCAAAATCATCAGGGTTCATGCGTCTGTAGAACAGAAACATGTCCGGAAATGCAGCAAATAACTCCTCCTCAAGGAATAATGCGTATGCAGCATCCTCGAGAGTCTGAGAGATGTCGTACTCGTAGATGAGCTGTCCTGGGATAGCAAGGTTGTGCTTGCGTTTTTCGTCTTTCTTGATGACCTGCGCCTTCAAAGAATTAGAAACATCACAACCGGACTTGTCAGGGTCGTGCGCATCGAGCTTCGCCTCAACGGCCTGTTTGCTACGTCCGGACTCGTACTCAATTCGGGCCTTGTCCATGTAATGTGAGTGCTTTTCTGGAGTCCACTTTGGCAGCGCAGGGCACAAGCGATGAAACTCGTCAATCATGTCCTGGCGTTTGCACTTACTCTTACGAGTGTAGTTGGCGGCGGAAGTGGCATTTGTAACGCGAGATGCCACAGTGAGTTTGTACGTTGCATGGTCTCGGCGTTTGTGAACATGTGGATCCACAAACTCAGTTTCCTTAAACTGATCGGTTTTCATGCCAGCTGCGTTGACCTCGCGTGTTTCCTTGGCGTTCCAATGGGTCTCGAGAATGGCAGTGTCTGAAGAAGTCGAACTTGGTATCACATGGTCACTGCACGGATGATCAGATGAGTAGCCCTCATCTAC